CGCGGGGCGGCGAACGGTTTTGACCGGTTCTGGGCTTCCTATCCCCGACGCGTCGGGAAGAAGGACGCCGTGGCCGTCTGGAAGAAGATCAATCCTGACGACACCATGGTCGACCGGATCGTGGCCGGCGTGGAACGCTGGAAGCGGTCCGAACAGTGGACGAAGGACGATGGTCGCTTCATTCCCTACCCCGCGACCTTCCTTCGCGGCGAACGGTGGAACGAATCCGACAGCGTGAGTAAACCGGCCGCCGTTCCACCGGCGGCGAAGGACTACGGCGACGACGACTTCCTGGGCGGTGGCGACCATGAATGACTTCACCGACGTTCTGGAATCCATCGCCCAGAACGCCAGACGCGGCCATGAGCGCGCCGGCGACTACCGCGGAGAAGACGGCCTTCTGTACTGCGGCCGGTGCCGGACCAGGAAGGAACACCGCCTGGAACTGGACACCGACCCGCCGAAGGTGGTCACGGTGCCGGTCATGTGCAAGTGCGAGGAAGAGCGCCAGGAAGCCCAGCGCAAGGAAGAAGAACGAATCAAGTTCCGCCAGGACTGCGAACGGCTTCGCCGCGACGGGATCACAGACCCGTCCTATCTGGTCAACACCTTCGCCCAGGACGACAACCGGAACCCCGCCGTGTCGGACGTGTGCCGGAAGTACGTCGACCACTGGGACGAAATGAAGGCCGACAATATCGGAATCCTGTTCTATGGCGGCGTCGGGACCGGAAAGTCCTTCCTGGCCTGTTGTATCGCGAACGCCCTGATCGACCGCTGTGTGAAGGCCAGCGTGACGAACTTCCCCCGCATTATGAACCGCCTTCAGGGCTTCGGAGAGGACAAGCAAAGCTTCCTGGACAAGCTGAACCGTTATGACTGCCTTGTGATCGACGACCTGGGCGTCGAGCGGGACACGTCCTATTCCGTCGAGCAGATTTACAACGTCGTCGACGCCAGGTCCCGTTCGGGGAAGCCCCTGATCGTGACGACGAACCTGTCCCTGGACGATCTTCGAAACCCGTCGTCTATGGGCTACGCCCGAATCTATGACCGCGTCCTGGAAATGTGTCCGATCAAGTTGAAACTGGCCGGAGAATCCAGAAGGACCGTCAACGCGGCCGCGCGCCGCGACAGGGCGAAGGAAATCCTGGGAATGTGAAGGAGGGCCGCAAGTGGAAACCTGGAAAGTGACGATCCCTGGCCTTTTACCTGGCCTGAATGAGTACATAGACGCGGAACGCGCCGTCAAGGGCAAGTACAAGGCCGCCGCCATGAAGAAACAGGCCGAAAACGTGATCGGCTTCATGGTGAAGACACAGCTTCGCGGCGTCCGCTTCGACCGGCCGGTGATCATTCATTACCGCTGGATCGAGCCGAACCGCCGCCGCGACAAGGACAACATCGCCTTCGCGAAGAAGTTCATTCAGGACAGCCTGGTCCATGCCGGCGTCCTGGTGAACGACGGCTGGAACCAGATTGAGGGCTTCACGGACGACTTCGCTGTTGACCCGAAGAACCCCCGCGTGGAAGTGACTATCGAGATATTCGAAGGAGGAAAACGACATGGCAAATATTAAGACTTTGAAGGACCTGGCCCCTGGGACCGTCTTTGACGCCGGCCCGATCGACGTCCGCGTCCTGGATCACATGACCAACGGGACGACCCTTCTGATCGCCGACAAGGCGGTCGCGTGGCGCCCCTTCTCCCTGGAACCCATGAAGACCCGTCCGGAGGAAGCCCCTACCCCTTACCCGAACGACTTCAGTCTGTCCTACCTGAAGGACGAACTGAACGGCCCCTTCCTGGCGGCCTTCGACGCCGCTGGCGGCCCGATCCGTTCCGCGAACATCGTGGAAGCGGCCTGGTCCCTGGCTGACCATCGCGGCGGCTTCGGCTACGGCAACATGAAGGCAAAGATCAGCCTTCTTCCCGAAGCCCTGTTCCCGAAGTACAAGGCCCTTCTGGCCCTGGACGACTGGTGGTGGCTTGTCACCCCGTACGCCGGCGACGCGTACAACGCGCGCGTTGTCAACGCGGACGGCAGTCTGGGCAACAACCTCGCGTACCACGGCACCTACGGCGTCCGGCCGGCTTTCTTCGTGGAATCTGGAATCATTCTGGAATCCGACGGCGGCGAAGCGGTGGAAGGCCATGAATGACCATGTGACGATCCGCCAGTGGATCAGTCGGCGGCGCCTTCGGGCGGCCGTCGACCGGTCCCTGGGCGCGAAGGTGCCGAAGGCGATCTTCGACGAAGCGGAAGCATACGCCAGACGGAAGATGGTCTTCCAGAACGAAGCCCTGGGCCTGGACCGCGGCGACGAATACCTGGAACTTCTGATCCCCGACGTGATCCGCGAAATGGCCCTGGCGGCCAGGTATGACGGAAGGAGGGCGACAGCATGAGCGAGGACAAAAAGTGGCGCGCTGACGACGTCAAACGCGCGATCGCGCACCGACACGCGTCGGATATGTTCTTCACAGAGGTCAAGGACGGCCCGACGCAGATTGTGAACCACCACAGCCGGATCGACGCCCTGGCGGTCAAGCTTTCCTGGACGAACTTCGCGATCATCGGCTACGAAGTGAAGGTCGCCAGATCGGACTTCCTTCGGGACGAAAAGTGGCGCGCCTACCTTCCCATGTGCAACCAGCTTTACTTCGCCGTCGCCCCTGGCGTCTGTGATCCTTCGGAGGTTCCGGAGTGTTGCGGCCTGGTGACGGTGACGCAGTCCGGCAACCTTCGGACAGTACGGAAGGCCCCCTGGCGCGACATCGAACCGCCGGTCGAAATGTTCAAGTATCTAATGTTCACTTATATTGGGCCGTACTTCTTGAAGGATAAGAACCTTCCCAGGGGCGAACGCCTTCTTCCGTCGGAGAACGTGGAGTTTTTCAAACGGTATCTTGAAGACAAGGAAGACCTTCGGACAGTCGGCCGGCGCGCGCGGCGGAAGATCGGGAAGGAAATCGAAGACCTTCGCATGGAAAACCTACGGCTGAAAACCTGTCTGGACGACCAGAAGGCCGCCGAAAATGAACTTGGTGCCATATACCGCGCCCTGGGCGTCAGCCCGTGTTCGTGGGCGGCCAGTAGTCAGGCCGTGAAGGCGATCGAGCAGATAAAAACCGGCGGCGTAACGCCGAAAATCCTGAACACCGTTCGGAATATCGCGGACCAGGTCGAAACGGTGAAAAAATATCTGGAAGGCGGTGCAATCAATGAATGAAGGCATTTTCGGCAAGAACGCAGACCTGGCCCAGCGGCTGAAGGACCGGATCGCGTTCCACGCCAACGAACACCGGCACACATACGAGATCGGGAAGGGCGTCATGGACGCCCTGGTCCTGGACCTTCTGGCCGACTTCCGTGACGCCGGCGGTGTGATCCTCCCTGTGAAGCCGAACGGGACTGTCTGGCTGATCCGGCGCCGCCGCGTCGTGTCGGCGACCGTCATGTTCGTCGGAGCGGGAGCGGACGGCCTGACGTCCTTCAGCGTCCTTCGTGGACGCCTGGGAACGACGGCCTGGTCGTCAGAGCAGTTCACCGAACACGACATCGGGAAGACGGTCTTCCTGACGAAGGAAGTCGCCGAAGCGGCCCTGAATGGTGGTGACTTCAAGTGAACGTCGTTTCCTTCGGCGGCGGCACGAACAGCGCCGCCATGATCATAGGAATGTACCTTCGGGAAATCCCGATCGACCTGATCCTTTTCGCCGACACCGGCGGAGAACGCCGGCATACATACGACTTCATAGAGAAGTTCGACGCATGGTTGACCGCGCGCAGCCTTCCTGAAGTCACCTTCGTCCAGTACCACACGAAGGACGGCGAACGCCTGACCCTGGAACAGGAATGTCTTAAATCCGGAACCCTTCCGTCGATCGCCTATGGCTTCAAGAAATGTTCCCTGAAACACAAAATCGGGACCCAGGAAAAGTTCTGCAACCATGATGAACGGTGCAAGGCGATCTGGAAGGCCGGCGGAAAGGTGGACAAGTATATCGGCTACGACGCCGGAGAAACCCGACGGATTCAACACGCCGCGCCAGTGGACGAAGCGAACCCGAAGTACAAGAACCACTATCCCCTGTATTCCTGGGGCTGGACCCGTGAAGAGTGCGCCCGCGTGATCGAGCGCGCCGGCCTTCCGAAGCCTGGGAAAAGTTCGTGTTTCTTCTGCCCTTCCATGAAGAAGGCGGAGATCATCGACCTTTACGAAAACGAACGCGACCTGTTTGACCGCGCCCTGGCGATTGAACGAGGGGCCGCCGACACGCTGACCAGCGTCAAAGGCCTTGGGCGGAAATGGTCCTGGAAAAGCCTGATCGACGCCTACGAAGAGGAAAAGGCGCTTGACGCCGCCCAGATCAGCCTTTTCGACTTTATTGAAACGTCCGGCGGCTGTATCTGCGGCGCCCCGTGTGGGTGTTATGACGGTTAGAAAGGAAACAAAGCCATGATTGGAAGAAGGCGTAAGAACTTGCCGAAGTGGCGCTACGACTTCAACTGTCGGAAGTGCGACAATATCCAGTTCATCGACGACCCCGCGCGCGGCCGCCTGGGCGACTACTGCGTGGCGTGTGTGGAAGCATTCGACCAGGGACGGCCGAACCCGATCCACGCCGACGACGACCGCGTCGTCCGGTGCGATTGCTTTCGGCCGATCCCCGAACCTGAAGAGGAAGAACAGAAAGAAGGTGAACCCACATGATGAAGCGTTTTCTGACCGGCGTCCTGTCCATCATCGCGGGAACGGCCCTGGTGCTGACGTCCTTCGCCGGTGCGTGTTCCGAAGACACCGGAAGTGTAAACGGACCACCCGCCCAGGAAACGCCGTCAGCGGCCTTCCGGGGGCCTTCTGGAACCCTTTCCGAAACGGAAACAGTTCCGGAGCCGGAACCGGAATGGATCGAAGCCGTGGCGACCGCGTACTGTCCATGTGAACGGTGCTGTGGTTCCTGGGCGCTGAACCGGCCGGACGGGATCGTCTACACCGCCAGCGGCGCCGAAGCTGTCCAGGGCGTGACGATCGCCGCCGACTGGTCGATCTACCCGCCAGGGACCGTCCTGTTCGTGGAAGGCCTGGGCGAAATGGTCGTTCAGGACCGCGGCGGAGCGATCCAGGGACAGAAGATCGACGTCTACTTCGAGAGCCACGACGACGCCCTTCAGTTCGGCCGCCAGAACGTCCGGTTCTACATAGTGAACGACTGAAAGAAGCTGAAATCAAATGATAGCACGGGCAAGCGGACGAAGTCCGACTTGCTATCGTGCAGAAAGGAAACAGAACAGACATGGAGATCAAAGACATCGTTCAGAAGGCACACGACAACGCCGTCAAACACGGCTTCTGGGACCCGCCCCTTCCCTTCGGGACGGCGATCGCGCTGATCCATAGCGAACTTTCCGAAGCCCTGGAAGAGGAACGCGCCGGAAACCGAATCAGACCTGGGGACCCCGTTCCTATGATTTATTACAGCGGCGGAGGGTATGTCGCCACCGCGCCGACGAAATGTTGTGTAAAACCCGAAGGTGTGGCCGTGGAACTGGCCGACGCCGTGATCCGGATCGCGGACCTGTGCGGCCACCTGGGAATTGACCTGGATGCCGTGATCGCGGAGAAGATGGCCTACAACGCCGGCCGCCCCTATAAGCACGGGAAGCGATTCTGAAAGGCGGCGACACCATGAATCAAGTTCAACTGATCGGCCGAATGGCCCGTGAACCGGAATTAAGGCGCACAGAGAAGGGGACGCCCGTCGTGTCCTTCGCCCTGGCCGTCGACCGCCGCTTCCAGCGCGACGCCGTGGACTTCATTGACTGCGTGGCGTGGAGGTCCACAGCGGAGTTCGTCGACAAGTATTTCCGCAAGGGGAAGCGTGTCGCCCTGACCGGTTCGATCCAGGTCCGGAAGTGGAAGGACAAGGACGGGAACGACCGGAAGTCGGTTGAGGTGATCGCCGATTCCGTGGAGTTCGCAGACGGCAAGGACCAGGGCGCCGGTTCCTACGCCGCCGACCAGATGGCCGCCGGCGGAAGCCAGCAGTTCACGGAGATTGAAGACGAAGACGGAGAACTTCCGTTCTGAACACACCCAGAGGAAAGGCGGTGAACCACATGGACCAGATTGAAAAGGAAGAGAAGCGGAAAGCCTGGGTACGCTTCCGCGTCATGGACGTCCTTCGGAACCACGACCAGGAAGAGCGCGTCATTGAATCGCAGATCGCCGCGGAACGCGCCGCCCTGGCGGAAGACCTGAAGGAAATCATGGAATCCGCCTTCCCTTCCGGACAGCTTTCAGACGCCGGCGTCCGCGTCCAGTCTTCCCCAGACCCAGACGCCCGAATGGTGAACATGGTCACACGGGCAGAGAAGCGCCGGAACACCGCCGCCAGACGGATCGGCGCCCTGGAACGTCAGGCACAACAGATCGAAGACGTCCTGTCTGCGATCCTGGGAATGGACAGTCAATCGAAGTGCGTCCTTCTGGCCCTGTATTACCCCTTCCGATCCTACAAAGAAGCGGCCGGCTTCCTCCACATGGCGAAGGCCACGATCTACCGCCAGAGGAAAACGGCCCTGGATTCCCTATTCGCCGCCATGTATAAATCCGATTCCTTCCGCTGAAAGATGAATACAGGTGAATACACATGAGACTTTCAATCTGGAAAACCATGTGGTAGAATTATAGTCGGGAACAGCGTGTTCCCCCTCCTTTTGAATAGGGTACAGAAAGACGTCCTTTCGGGGGCGTCTTTTTTGTACCCGCTTTCAGAGGACCACGAAGAAAGGACGGTGTGAATCATGGCGAAGATCACGAAGAAGAATGAAGTCTTCTGTGAAGAATATCTGATCGACCTGAACGCGACCCAGGCCGCGATCCGCGCCGGATATTCTCCGAATGCCGCGGGAAGTATTGGTTCTGAATTGCTGAAGAAACCTGAAATTCGCGCGCGCATCGATCAGGCGATGGCAGAAAGGTCGAAGCGGACGGGGATCAATGCCGACCGCGTCCTTCGCGAACTGGGAAGGATCGCCTTCCTGAACCCGAAGGACGTGATCGACCTGAACACGGCTGAAGTCCTGGACACGGCCACCGACGACGACCTGGCGGTGATCGCCGGCGTCAAGGTGAAGTATGTCCCACACAAGGACTTCGATGAAGACGGCGAACCTGTCATTGAACAGGCAATCGAACGCGAAGTGAAGATGGCTGACAAGCTGAAGGCCCTGGAACTGTGTGGTCGTCACCTGGGAATGTTCAAGGATAATCCCGAAGGGAACGCACCTGTGACGGTGGTGATCAACTATGACTACGGCGGCGAAGATTGAGTTCAAGGCGTCCGCCCAGTTCAACCCAGTCTTCCGCCCTGTCAATGAGTGGCGCGGCCGCTATCGTATTCTGAAGGGATCGGCCGGTTCCGGAAAGTCCGTGAACATCGCCCAGGACTACATAGCGAAGCTATCCGACCCCGCCTACACCGGCGCGAACCTTCTGGTCGTCCGGAAGATTGAGGAAACGAACCGCGATTCCACCTTCGCGGAACTTCAGGCCGCGATCTACCGAATGTTCGGCCCCTACGCCGAACGCTTCTGGAAGGTCAACCTGAACCCCCTGGCCCTGGAATGTAAGATCACGGGGAACCGGATCATATTCCGCGGCGTGAAGGACCAGCGCCAGCGGGAGAAGGTGAAGTCCATCACCTTCAAAAACGGAAAACTGGTCTGGATATGGTGCGAGGAAGCGACGGAACTTCTTTCCGAAGACGTCGACATTCTGGACGACCGTCTTCGCGGCAAGCTGGACGGCATGAATCCGAACCTGTATTACCAGATCACAATGACCTTCAACCCCGTCAGCGCGACGCATTGGATCAAGGCCAGATACTTCGACAAGGCCGATCCGGACGTCCTGGCCCATCATTCCACCTATAAGACGAACCGGTTCATAGACCCCGCCTATTATCGCCGTATGGAGCGCCGCAAGGAAGAAGACCCCGAAGGCTATCGCGTCTACGGCCTGGGCGAATGGGGCGAACTGGGCGGCCTGATCCTGACGAACTTCGAAGTCCACGACTTCAAGGTCAACAGGGACGCCTTCGACGCCTTCTACTACGGCCAGGACTTCGGCTATAACCACGCGAACGCGATTCTGGGCGTCGGCTGGAAGGACGGAGAAGTCTATATCTGTTCCGAAATCTATGTCTTCGAGAAGGACACCGAAGAGATCATCGGCCTTGCAAATCAGGCGAAGGTCGACCGGCGTGTGGAAATGTTCTGTGATTCTGCGGAGCCGGACCGGATCAAGACTTGGCAGAAGGCCGGCTTCCGTGCCTACCCCGTGAAGAAAGAGCCTGGAAGCGTGAAGGCACAAATCGACTGGCTGAAGGGCCGGAAAATCCACATTCACCCTTCCTGTGTGAACGTCCTGAAGGAAGTTCAACAATGGAAGTGGAAAAAGGACCCGACCACGGGCCTTTATATCGACGAACCCGTGGAGTTCATGGACGACGCTATGGCGGCCCTTCGCTATTCCGTCGAACGACTCCGCCGCGGTTCTGCTATTGAAGTTTTGAAATAAGGGAGTGACACCACATGGCCGAATATTCCGTCATGGACCGGATCAATATGATCATTTCCGATCCGGACCACGCGACAATGACCCTGGCCCAGATCGTGACCGAAGAGATCAGGGAGTTCAAGGCGTCCGAGCAGTACGCGAACATGATCCAGGCCGAAGCCTATTATAGAAACCGGACCGACGTCCAGCGGAAGACGAACGACGTCGCGAACCGGTCGAATACCAGGATCGAACACCCGATTCTGAAGAAGCTGGTCGACCAGAAGGCGAACTACCTTCTGGGAAAGCCCTTCACCGTGGACACGAAGAACAGTTCCTACGGCGACGCCCTGAACGACGTCTTCGACCAGACCTTCCGCCGGAAGATCAAATCCCTGGGGAAGGGCGCCGTGAAGTCCGGTATTGCATGGCTTCAGCCCTACTTCGACGACGGGAAACTGGCCTTCATGCGAATCCCGTCCGCGGAACTGGTCCCGATCTGGCGCGACGCGGAGCGAACGAAGCTGGACGCCTTCATTCGCTTCTATGACCAGGTGATCTACATCGGCACCAGGAAGCACACGATTACCCACGCCGAACTGTGGTGGACCGGCGGCGTCAAGTATTTCAAAACCGACGCCTTCGCCGGCACCATCGCCGGCGACTTTATCGTCGACACCGAACACGGTGACGAAGCCAACGACTACACCGAACCCCATTTCACCGTCGGCAACAAGGCCTACAACTGGGACACCGTCCCGATCGTCTGGCTGAAGTACAACGAAGAGGAACTTCCCCTTTGCTACTTCATCAAGGACCTGATCGACGACATCAACTGGCAGACGTCCGTGACCGCCGACGTTCTCCGCGACGTGGCGAAGTTTATCTATATCCTGAAGAACTACGGCGGCCAGGACCTGGGCGAGTTCATCAAGGACCTGAAGGAACACATGGCGATCAAAGTCACCACCGACGGCGGTGTGGACAAACTTCAGGCCGATCTTAATATCGACGCCGTCATGGCCTTCCTGGATAAACAGCGCCGCGACGTCTACGACTTCGCCGCGGCCGTCGACACGAAGGACCCTGACCTGGGGAACGCGTCCGGAACGGCGATCAACTTCCGCTATATGGACCTGTCGTCCGACTGCGATTCCCTGGCGACCGAACTGAAGGACACCTTCCAGCGCCTGAAACTGTTTATCGACGTTTACCTTCAGATCGCCGGCAAGGGCGACTTTTCGAAGGAAACCTTCGACATCGTCTTCAACATGGACCTTCCCGTCAACGAAACCGACGTGATCCAGAACGCCGTCGCAAGCGAAAGCCTTCTGTCGAAGCGGACGATCCTTCAGAACCACCCCTGGGTGACGGACGCCGACGAAGAAATGGAGCGGATCGACGCGGAGAAGAAGGCCGCTATGGAGGAATACGGCGAAGGCCTGTTCGGCGACGCCCTGGGCGCCGGAAAGGGCCAGAACGGCCAGGGCGACCCCGTGAATGGCGGTGGAGCCGATGGCAACGAATAACCGTGACTACTGGGCCGAACGCGCCCTGACGCGCGAGAATGAAGCCTATCTTCGCGGCGCGAACCTGTCGGGGAAAATGTTCAGGGAGTACGAAGCCGCGGCGAAGTCGATCCGAAGGCAGATCGACAGCTTCTATTCGAAGTACGCCGGCAAGTACGGCCTGACCTACGACCAGGCGGTCCGCCTTCTTTCCAGGAAGGAGTTCCAGGAGTGGAAGGCCACCCTGGGCGACTATGTCGCCACCATCGAAGCCACCACCGATCCCAGCGTGAAGGCGGTCCTGAAGGCGCAACTGGACGCCCTGTCGGCGAACAGTTCCATTTCCCGCCTGGAAGCCCTTCAAGGTCAAATCGACCTGATCCTGAACGACCTGTGGAAACGCGGCGTCGAGCAGATGAAGGAAGAACTGGGCGACGGCTTCGTCGAAGGCTACTACAAGAAGTCCTATGACCTCCAAAGCCGCGCCGGCTTCTACAATGAGATCGCGAAGATCGACGCTTCCGCCGTCGAAGACGCCGTGTCCTATCCCTGGTCCGGCGCCATGTTCTCCGATCGCCTGTGGCAGTCGAAACAGGCCCTGGTCTTCAACACCAGGGAGATCATCACCCAGGGCCTGATTCAGGGAAAAAGCGTGGGCGTCATGGCGTCCGCCCTTTCCTCCCGAATGGGCCAGTCCTACAAGAACGCCGAACGCCTGATCCGCACCGAAACCGCCCATATCCACGCAGAAGCCGACAGAAGGGCCTACAAGGAAGCCGGCGTCGCGGAATATGAATATATGGCCGCGGTCAACGAACGCACCTGTGACACTTGCGGCGCCCTGGACGGCCGCCGTTTCAAGGTCGACGACGCGGAACCTGGCGTCAACTACCCACCCATTCACCCGAACTGTCGCTGTACGACGGTCGAATATGACCCCGAAGAGGCCCTGGACTGGCTGAACAGCGGGGAGCCTATGCCGAAGCGGACCACCTATCAGGAGTGGTACAGCCGGCAGACGGCCGCGAACGGTCAAGGTTCGGTTGAAGTCGAACGGAAGAAGGCGTATAATATCAAGGCAGACCAGGAGCAATTCGACGCCTTCCTGGGCGTCCTTCCGGACGGCGAAGTCCCGCCCACCCTGGACGCCTTCCAGAACGTGAAATACACGAATCCGGAGAAATGGCGCCAGATGAAGGCGAAGGTCCGCCTTTACAACAGCACCGCCAGCCGTGGCACCCTTCCCGAAGTGGCGTCCGCGTCGGCGCCCCAGGACAAACTTCAGGGCTATCTTCTGAACCACGAACACCCCCGCGGGAAGGAAAAGGCCCATGTGATCAACCAGGTCCTGGGCTACAATGTGGAAAACTGGGAAACCTTCCAGAAGAAACTTCTGACGGAGGTCCAGAAGTCCCCTGTGACGAAGACCGTGTCCACGCAGTTCGGCGAACGGTACACCGTCCCCGTGATCCTGTACGGCCGGAAGGACCGCTTCCTTCGTCTGAACACCGTCTGGCAGATCGACACCGGCGGGAAGGACCCGCATTTCATCACGGCAACGCCGGAAAGGAAGAAGTGACAGCCTATGTTTGAATTATATGACACCGTCGTCCTTCTGGAAGACGACCCTGACACCGGCGTCAAGGCCGGCACGGAAGGGACCGTCGTCTATATCCAGGGCAACGGGGAAGCCTACACCGTCGAGTTCTTCGACGAAAACGGGGACACGATCGAAGACGCCCTGTTCAAGGACTTCCTTCCGTCACAACTGAAGAAGAAGTAAACGTCGGCCGACCGGCCGGCGTTTTCTTATACCCTTTTCCAGGTGGAACAGGCGTCGCCTTCGGGCGGCGCCTTTTTCATAATACAAGCCGCACCCGTCCGGCGACCAGGCGGGACCGCGAAGGGCGTGGAAGCCGCCATATAAACAGCGGAGAAAGGAACACCTATGATCATTGAAGGAATCAGAAATCTTCTGGGCGAAGACCTGGCGAAACAGGTCGAAGCGGCGCTGAAGGGCAAGGGCAAGGACGGAAAGGACGTCGACCTGGTGATCGGGAACGACGGGACCTTCGTTCCGGCCGAAAAGTACAACGGCGCCAACAGCGGGAAGGCCAGTGCGGAAAACGCCCTGAAGGCGGCCGCGGAAGCCCTGAAGGCTGTCGGCGGTTCCGGCGATCCGGCGAAGATCGCGGACGACGTCAAGGTCGCGAAGGAGAAGTTCGACACCCTTCAGACGACCCACGCCGCCGAACTTGCGAAGATCAGCAAGCGATCCGCCCTTCAGATGGCCTTGAACGGGAAGGTCTATGACCCTTCCGACATCATCGGCCTTCTGGACATGGACAAGATCGAAGTCAGCGACGACGGAAGCCTGAAAACCGACCTGGAAGGCCTTCTGAAGCCGATCAAGGAGTCGAAGGCGTACCTGTTCAAGGAAGACCCCGCAAAGACCCCACCCGTCCACGGCGCGACGCCGGCCGATCCTGGCCCGAAGACGCCGCCGGCGGCCGGCAAGGTAGACGGCCCCGTCTGCCTGTAAACCACACCACCAAAAACGAAAGGAATGATACACAATGGCAAGAACTAAAGCTATCAGCCTGATCCAGAGCGGTTCCACGAAGGCCGACCTGGCCGAACTGTCCGGCCTGGTGATCGCGAACATTCAGAAGGACACCCTGGCCCAGGGCCTGAAGTCCCAGGCCTACACCGGCAACCCCGCCAGCGGTTCCGTCGAGTTCAAGCGCTTCAAGAATAGTGCGTCCCAGCCCTACGGCACCGCGCGCACCGCGAACAAGGGAACCGTGATCACCGTTCCCCCGACCCCTGTCAACCTGGACACTCACCGCGAGATCGTCGAGGAAGCCGCGAAGTTCGACCTGGACACCTTCGGCGTGACGAACATCATGGCGCGTCGCGCCGACAACCACGTCGACACCGTGGCCGCAGAGTTCGACGCCGCCTTCTTCAAGACCGCCTTCGACGCTGGCACCGCCTACACCCCCGACGCCAGCGCCACGATCGAAGAAATCCTGGAAGGCCTGATCCAGAGCGTGGAAACCGTGAAGAACGACTACGTCCGCGGCGTTCCCCGTAATCTGATCCGCCTGGTTCTGGACCCTGTCACCTACGGCAAGGCCAGAAACTACCTGGACAAGAACACCAACAACGCCAACGTCGATACCGCGGCGGAGGACTTCGCCATGTTCCACGGCGTCCGCGTCTATTCCTCCATCAATCTTCCCGTGAAGACCGAAACCGTGGAAACCAGCAAGACGAAGACCACCACCTGTCACGGCGTCGCCATGATTGAAGGCGCAATTGCACAGCCGGCGGTCATTTACCCCTACAAGGAGCCGGAGAAGATCCCCCTGTCCAACGACTACGGCGTGTCCATGTTCTTCGACTACGGCACGAAGGCCCTGACCCCCGACCTGATCTTCACCTACTCCACCAGCGTCACTTCCGCCTGATCGGCGTGACGCCCGTTTGAAAGGAGGAACAGAACGTGAAGTTCAAGCACATTAGAACCGGCGCGATCCTGGAACCCCATAGCGACTTCGTTCTGGAACAGTTCCAGAAGTCCCCTGACCTGATCCCCTTCGACGATCCAGAGCCTGTCGCCGCCCCTGGCGACGGCGACAAGCCCCTGTCGAAGTTCACGAAGGACGAACTTCTGGAAATGGCCCAGGAAGCCGGAATCGCGGTCCCTGACGGCGCGAAGAAGGCGGAGATCATCGACCTGATCGAAGCCCTGAAGCAGAACTGACGGGGCCGCCGAAAGGTGGTCTATCATGCTGAAAGAAATCCTTGCTTCCCTGGAAGGCCTGACCGACCTTGAAAGGGCCGAAGTCCTTCGGACGCTTATGTCCGGACAGACGGTCCTTCAGAAGGTCAAGGTCCTTCTGGGGATCACCACGGAGGACCAGGACGACGTTCTGGAATATGTGATCCAGACCGTTCAGACCCTGGTCCTTCGCTATATCAACTGGGACGAACTCCCCCTGGAACTGGAAAACGTCCTGGCTGTCATGTGCGTCAGCTACTACAAGGCCGCCGGACTGGGAACCACCGCGGCGGCGCCTGGGGCCGTGTCTTCCGTGAAGCGCGGCGACGTCCAGACGTCCTTCACGGTCGGTTCCGGTTCTTCCGGATCGGCCGGCACCTTCAACCTGGGAAACGACAACGGGGACTTCTTCGGCTGGAAGACAGTCCTGAACGAATACCGGAAGTTAAGGTGGTGACGGAATGGCCTTCGGAAGCCCCGCGGCGGAGCGCACCGCAATCGAAAGCACCTATGAAGACACCGCCACCGTCTACCGGACAGCACCAAAAAGGGGCGCGAACGGCCTGTCCGCAAGCGTCCCCGACGTGGTGTATTCTGGTATCATTTGCGCGCTGTCGTATTCAGGTACAAACAGCAGTATGCAGACAAACGCACAACAGAACATCGACCACGACGCCGTCGTTTTCACCGGTCCGGACCTGAAGGTCCTTCCTGGCGACACGATCGTCGTGAAGCGGTTCGGTCGCGACGACCCTTCCAGCACCCAGGAAGTGACGTTCGAAGTGATCGGCCACCCGTCGATGTATGCCACCCACCAGGAAATCAAAGTAAAGGACGGTGATCTGTCGTGACCTTGAACGACTTCCTGGAAGCGATTGCGAAGAAGCTGATCGCCAGGTGGCCCGTCCGTCACGTCTTCGTCAACCGGATTCCGGCCGAAGCTGACGGGAACTTCTATGTCCGCGTGATCGAAACCACCCAGGAACAGAAGCTGGACCGCCGCCGCGTCAGGACGACGCGGTTCGAAGTCTGCTATCTTCAGGCGGACAGGGACAACCTGTCCTTCAATACCTGGTTGGAAGCTATGCTGGACGACTTCGAAACCCTTTCCGTCTTCGAGAAGACCGAGGACGGGACGGACGTCTTCCGGTCGCTTCGGCTGACGAACATCGCGGCAAACCAGGACGGCGACGAACGGTTCTTTTCCTTCCGCTTCGACGCCAGACTGAACTTCGTGATCACGCCCGACGTGATCCCGTCCATGTATTATCTGGATCAGAACAACACGATCAGATCGGAGGTCTGACAAATGGCCCAGAAGAAAAAGACCGTCGCCGTCGACCAGGAAGCGCCGGTCTTCACAAAGGAACAACTGGTCAAGTCTAAAACCCTGGGCGTCCCCCAGGACGCCGTCGCGGCGATCCTGAAGGACGGCCAGACCTACACACGGGAAGAAGCGGTCCGCCTTGTGACCGACTTCCTTGAAAGGAGCGTGTAACTATGCCTATTGGTGGAGGTTCTTTCACCGTACAGAACAAGGTCCTTCCTGGTGCTTACATCAACTTCGTGAGCATGGGGACCAACGCCAAAATGGGGGAACGCGGCGTCGCGGCCCTTCCCCTGGAACTGAACTGGGGACCTGAAGGCCAGGTCTTCAAGCTGGACGCCGCGGACTTCAACGCGACCAGCATGAAGGTCTTCGGCTACGATCCCACCGACGCGAATATCCTTCTGGTCCGTGAAGCCATGAAGCGCGCGAAGACCCTTCTGATCTACCGCGTGAACGGCGGCGGCACGAAGGCCAGCGCCACCGTCGGCGGAATGACCGTGACCGCGAAGTATGGCGGCACCCGCGGCAACGCGATCAAGGTCGCCGTGATCACCAACGTCGACGACGCCACGAAGGCGGACGTCGTGACCTATCTTGACGATATGGTCATGGACAGCCAGACCGTCGCGAAGTCCGGCGGCGCCGCTTCCCTGGTCGCGAATGACTTCGTCACCTTCGGCACCGTCGCCACCCTGACGGCCGCAACCGCGACCGCGCTGACCGGCGGCACGAACGCCACGGTCAACGCTTCGAAGCACACCGCCGCCCTGACGGCCTTCGAAGTGGAAACCTTCAACGTGATCGGCTACCCTGGCACCGTGGAGGACATCAAGTCCCTGTATGCGGCCTTCGTCAAGCGCCTTCGTGACGACGAAGGGAAGAAGATCGTCGGCGTCCTTTATGGCTACGTCGGCGACAACATGGGCCTGATCAACGTGAAGAACGGCGTCGTCCTGACCAACGGGACCACCGTCACCGGCGACCAGGCCGTCGCCTGGGTAACTGGTGCTTCCGCCGGCGCGGAAGTGAACGAATCCCTGACGAACACCGCCTACGACGACGCCGTGGACGTGGACGTCAAATATACGAAGTCCCAGTTCGAAGCCGCGATCAAGGCCGGCGAGTTCGTATTCTATGCCGACTACGGAAAGGCCCGTGTCCTGACGGACATCAACAGCCTGACCACCATCGGGCAGAATATGTCTTCCGACTGGACGTCGAACCGCGTCGTCCGCGTCATGGACGGTTGGGCGAACGACGTCGCCCGTATCTTCGGCGAATCCTATATCGGCCTGGTGACGAACAGCGACACCGGCCGCCAGCTTTTCAAGGCTGACCTGGTGTCCCTGGCCCTTCAGTATCAGTCGATCGACGCGATCAGCAACTTCAAGTCCGACGACATCACCGTTCAGCAGGGCGACGGGAAGCGCGACGTCGCTGTCGACTGCGCCCTTCAGCCGAACGACAGCATGGAAAAGCTTTATATGACCGTCGTCGTGAACTGACGAAAGGAGTGACCCAGAATGAAGACTTTGAACGCACCTGATACCATTTCCGGCAAGGCCGGCCGTGCCTACGCGAAGATCAACGGCAACAACGAAGAACTGTTCTTCGCGAAGACCATCGAAGCCACCGTCGAGAAGAGCAAGTCCGAAGTGAAGGCGATCGGGAAGCGCATGACGGGCCATAAGACCACCGGCGCCAACGGGACCGGCTCCATGACCCTTTACTACATGACGCCCCTGTTCCGCGAACTGATCCGCCAGTGGAAGGAAACCGGCGTGGACGTCTACTTCGACATGGTCGTCGAGAACGACGACGAAGAATCCGCCGCCGGCAAGCAGACGACCCTTCTGATCGGCTGTAACCTGGATTCCGTGATCCTGGCGAAGCTGGACGGCGACAGCGACGACGCCCTGGACGAAGACGCGGACTTCACTTTTGAGGACTTCGACATTCTGAAGGCCTTCAATAAGATTTAACCACCACCATTCAGAAGGAGGACTAACAAATGGGTAAACTTCAGGAATTTCTTATGCAGAGCGAAGAGCGCGCACAGGTGACGGCGGAAGTCGCGATCAGCGGCTTCCCCGTCCCCTTCACCGTCAAGTCGATCACAGAGGGCGAGAACAAGGCCCTTCGGAAGACCTGTCAGAAGGTGAACTTCGACAAGAAGACCCACCAGAAGACCACGGAAACCGATATGGACCTTTACAATAACCGCCTGGTGATCGCCTGTTGCGTGGACCCGAACTTCAAGGACGCCGACCTTCAGGCGAAGTATGGCGTCATGGGCGCCGAAGCCCTGATTGACGTCCTTCTGAAGCCTGGACAGTTCGTCGACCTTCTGGTCGCGATCCAGGACGTCAACGGCTTCACCGACGACGTGAACGACCTTCGCGAAGAAGCAAAAAACTGATCACCGGTGGAGAGCGTGAGGAAGACGCGGACGGCGAAGCCGTCTATGCACACTACGCCCTTCACCGGCTGAAAATCCTCCCTGGCGCGCTGATGGCCCTTCCCCTTCGGGAACGGGCATTCATTTATGCTTCCATCGACCTTCAGGTCGAGAAAGAGAAGAAGGAGCAGAAACGGGCCGCGGCGCGGCGGGGGAAGAAAGGACGGTGATGAACCGTGCCTGGTGTTTCGACACCTATGACGATCCGCGACGGTATGTCCGCGAAGCTGAAGCGGATCACGTCCGCCTTTCAAAAAATGGAACGTGCCGCCAGGTCTGCGGACAAGGCCACCCAGGCCGTGAACCCTGGTCGGACACTGGAAAACAGCGCGTCTTTGATCGACCGCGCCCGAAAGCGCCTGGACGCCTTTATCAACAGGCAGAGGGACGCCGGCAAGGGGGCGGAAGAAGTTTCCGACGCCTGGTCACGAACGGAAGGCCTAATCAAGAAGGCCCTGGCGGTCTTTTCGGTCGCCGCCGTCAAAGGCCAGATTCAAAAGGCCCTGGAAGAGTTTTCGAACCAGTACAACGCCGAAGTCCAACTGGGCGTCGTTATGAAGAACGCCGGCATGGACCAGAAAGCCTTCGACGCGATCCGCGACAGGGCGTCCGCCCTTGAATCGAAGACTACCTTCGGCGGCGACACCTTCGTCGCCGGCGCGGCCGAACTGGGAACCTATCTGAAGGACCCCGAAGCCCTTTCCGCGGCTATGGGGACCCTTGCCAACTACGCCGCCGGCATGGGCGGCCCGTCTGTGGATCAAAGCCAGATGGTCGAATACGCGACCCAGCTTGGCAAGGCCTTAGATGGCACCTATGACGGCCTGAAGAAGAAGGGCTTCGAACTGACTGAAGCACAGCAGAAGATCATAGAAACCGGAACCGACATGGAAAAGGTCGCTGTGATCAACGACGTGATCAATCAGTCCTGGAAGGGACTGGCCGAGTCCTACGCCAACACCCCCACCGGCAAGATCGAGCAGTTCAAGAACAAGATCGGCCAACTGTACGAAGCGGCCGGCCAGAAGCTGGTCGGCGGCGTCATGCGCCTTCTGACGGCGGTGACGAACCTTCTGGACACCCTTCAGAACACCGGCGCCCTGGACGGCGTCTGTGTCGTCCTGAACGTGATCATGGGCCTTCTGGGCTATGCGGCGACCGCCGTGTCCTGGATCGCCCAGGTGGTCGTCGACAACTGGCCCACCGTGTCCGCTATCCTGACGGCAATCGCGATCGTTCTTCTTCCGGCCATGATCTCCCGCCTGTGGGCTACCGTGGCGCCTGTCCTGGCCCAGGCCGCGGCCTGGGCGCTTGCAAATGCGCCGCTTATTATGATGATCGCCCTGGTCGCCCTTCTGATCTCCGCCGCAATGGACGCCGGCGTCACCATTGAAGACGTCGTGGGCTTCGTGGGCGGCCTTCTGGGCGGCCTGTATGCCTTCGGCTACAACCTGATCGCCGACATTTGGAACTTCATCGCCACATTTGCGGAGTTCTTCGCGAACGTCTTCGTCGATCCGATCGGTTCCATTGAACGCCTGTTCCTGGGACTGGCGGATTCCGTCCTGGGCGTCCTGGAAACCATAGCGAACGCGATCGACGCGGTCTTCGGATCGAGCCTGTCGGACGCCGTCGGCAACTGGCGAAGCGGCCTTCAGGCGAAGATCGAAGCCAGCTATGGAGAAAACGCCGTCCGCTATGACCGTATGGAGAAGATCGACACGGCCAGCACGGCGGCCGCCTGGTCCACCGGCGCGAAGGGAATCGCGAACAACCTTTCCCAGATCACCGGCAAACTGGACAGCCTGACTTCTTCCTGGGACGTGTCCCGCTCCACCGGCACGATCAACGGCGTGGTGGTCCATTACACCGCCAACCCCGGCAGCACGGCTCAGCAGAACAGGGATT